TCGCAGACGGCGCTGGCTGGGCCGTAGAGCGCATCGTCATGCCCAAGTCACTCGGTGGCGTCTTCCTTCGCCTCAAGCCCACCACCGAAGGCGTTGACGTCTCCCTTGAACCCGCCACTTGACCAGCACACCCATGCACTTGTGCATCTGCACCACTATCGGGCTAAGCTGTGACCACCGCACCTCTTGACCCGTGCCAGCTGGCAGGCCGTCAACGCTCACCCCTGCAGCCGTGGAAACCGCCAGCGCTCTCGCTGCCGAAGGCCTGCCGCTTGATTTCATCGCCGACGCAATTGGCGTTCATCGCAAGACCTGTTTGCGTTGGGTTCGTGAAGCCGAAGACAACGGCGCTGATGAACTCAAGATCAAATTCCGTTCCGCTGTGTTTGCTGCACACCGGAACACCGCCACTGAACTGCTCGGCAGCATCAGGAAATCCGCCACTGATGGCAACGTCTGGGCCGCTACTTGGATGCTCACCCATCACCCGGCATTCCGTGATCAGTTCAGCGATGCTGCTGCAGAACGCCGCGCTGCTGCTGCCGCCATGATGCCCGTGGCCAAGGCGCTCGCCACGTTGCCGCCTGAGCAGCGCCTCAGCCTGATCATGGCCATCGAAGCTGAAGGCGGAAGCTTGCCGGAGCCGGATGATGAGCCCGGTAGCTGAGCCGCTCCGCCAGATCAAGGCACGTGCTCGGCAAGAGCTGGCTGCTCAAACCACCACCGTCACCCCCCAAGCCCCCTACACCCGCAGCTTCGGCGACTACATCGCCACCGTCTTCCCCAGCTTCCCCTTCACACATCACACCAACCGCCTGGTGGCCATCGCGCAGCGTGTCGCTGATGGTGAGCTCCCACGCCTGATGGTCGAGCTGCCGCCACGGCACTACAAGTCCACCATCTTCTCCCGCTTCCTACCGGGTTACTTCCTTCGCAAGTTCCCCGATCGCACCTGGGGACAAGGTGCCAACACCCAGACCCTCGCCGCTGAGTTCGGTGAAGCCGCCCGCGATTACTACCTCGCCTCTGGTGGCACGCTCCACCCTTCCAGCACCGGCAAAGATCGCTGGAAGACTGCAGGCGGTCTCGGTGGTTTCTGGGCAGCAGGCGTCGGCAAGGGCACCGGTCTGCCGGCAGACTTCCTGAACGTCGACGACCCGATCAAAGGCCGCGAAGAAGCTGAATCTGCCGCCTACCGCCGCCAGCTCTACAACTGGTGGAGCACGGTGCTCAACACCCGGGAAGAACCCGGTGGCATCAAGCTCATCACCCACACCCGCTGGGCGGAAGCAGACCTGATCGGCTGGTTGCTGCAGCAGGTGGAGCAGCTCGAGCGCGATGGCGACGGTGATGCCGCTGAACAGTGGCACGTGATCAGCCTGCCGTTGATCGCTGAACCGGTCATCAAACCACTGCCTGCACTGGTGACCCGCGAACCAGACGACCGCAAACCTGGACAAGCACTCGACCCGTCGCGGTACAACGAAGACTGGGCACGCAAGAAACGCCTCAACACTCCCACCCGCGACTGGGAGGCGCTCTACCAGCAGCGGCCAACACCCGGCAAAGGAACGATCTTCTCGGCCGAGATGTTCCGCTTCTACGGCTCCGCTGATCGCCCTGGTGACTTCGGTGATGCCACCCTCCCTCAGCGGTTTGTCAGGCGCATTGCATCGATCGACTGCACCTTCAAAGACTCCGCCGGCACCGACATGGTCGCCTTCACCATGTGGGGTCAGGACGCTGCAGGGTTGTGGCTGCTGGACCTGATCAACCAGCGGCTGGACTTCAGCGCAACGATGGACACCATCGCGTCGATGTGGCCAGCCTGGGGCTTCGGTGAGCTGCTGGTAGAAGACAAGGCCAATGGTCCGGCCGTGATCTCCACCCTGAAGCGTGCTGCTGCAGGGTTCACAGTGCACGCTGTCAACCCACTGGGCGGCAAGACAGCACGTGCCAATGCTGCAACACCGCAGTTCAACCAGGGCCGGGTGTTCTTCCCACGGCACCATCCGCTGATGCCAGTGCTGGTGGCGCAGCTGACCCGGTTCCCGGGCGACACCTACGACGACCTGGTGGACTCCGTCACGCAGCTGGTGAACCACGTGCAGGGCACTGGTCTGATGCGCGTCAGCACGGTGCACTACGGCCGTGGAGATGGCACTGCAGGGCCTGATGACCCGTTCGCTGATGCGGACACCTTCAAGCCCAGCACGCGGCGCCTGGCGGCAACGCCTGGGTTCCGTTGATCGATCCACCACCGGCAACCTCCGATGACTGCCACCGCACCAGCCACCGATGCGCTTCGAGGATCTGCCGACAGCAACCCCGCAGCAGCTCCACCGGAAACCAGTCGCCGGTCACTGGAGGCAGACACCACACCGTCTGGAAGCACGGCACTTCGGCGGAGCGTGGCATCCGATTCACAACGCACTACGCGGTCCCGGCAACGTGCTGCTCGTGCACGGGATGGTGCTGGCACCGGAGCAGTAGCAGGGTTCCCGCCACCCACCGCAACATCTGAGGACCTGGTAGCCGCCAACCTCGGTCTGGCGCGGCAGCAGGCATGGAAGTTTCACCGCAAGACCGGCCAGGCCTACGACGATCTCGAGGCCGTCGCTTTTGTTGGGCTCATCCGTGGCTGCCGCCGCTATGACCCGGAGCGGGTCAACCCAGCCAACGGCAAGCCCTATGCACTGTCGACGATCGTGGTGCCGTTTGTGGCGGGTGAAATCCTCCACTGGTTCCGCGATCGCGGTCATGCCGTCAAGTTCCCATCTAAGTGGCGGGAGCAGTGGGGCAAGGTGCAGCGGTTGATGGCAGACCCTGCCGTCAGCACGCAGGAGGTTGCAGAGCAGGCCGGGATGTCAGCGGCTGAACTGCAGGAGATGCTGGCTGCAATGGCGGGCACTAGCTGCCTGGATGATCTCCATGGTGCTGATGCATGTGCAGGGCCAGAGCTTGAGATTGAGCGAGTGGGTCCGCTGCAGCAGCTGGTGGAACAAGCCTGGGAGAACCTGAACAGCGCTGATCAACGACTGCTGGCAGCGTGGTGGGAATCACCGCGCCGGTTGGCGTATCCGAGTGGGTCGATGGGGCAGTTCCACCAACGGCTGAAAGGCTTGCTGCAGGGTCGGCGGTTGTCGGAGGTGCTGCAGCTGTCGCTGTTGGAGGTGGCAACGGTGAGGGTGGAACGCCGCAGCAGGAGCCGCCGCAGCAAGGTGGAGCTGCAGCAGAGGGCCGTGCAGCTTGGGTTGCTGCAGATGTGCTGAGTGCGGTGCGGATGTGGATCTGCACCGGTACGATGCAGGAACGGCACAACGACTAAGGTGCGTGAGCCGGGTCGGTCCCATCCGTAAGGACGGACGCGGTGGCGGGGTCTCGTTGAAGCTCTGCCTGAAACCGTACCGAAGGCCCGGTTTCACTTGGGTTGGGGCTGGCCTACGGCTGGCCCCTTCTCGTTGGGCTATGCTCTGAATGTCCGGCAGAGGTGCTGGGCGACATTCAACGGAGCATTCACCATGAAGACTTGCCTGCCATCCCCGGCGTGGGATCGGGGCCCCTTTGCGAACGCGATGGAGCGCGCGCTTTGGACCTTGGGCTATCCCAACGACTTCGACACCGTGGCCGAAGCACAGGCCGCTGTCGCTCACGTCTTGCGCGTTCACCCTGAGCTGGCCGGCCTGAACCTCGAGTTCGCGGAGGTGGGCTGATGGCACGCACCATCCCGACCATCTGCGCCTGCTGCGGTGAGCTGTTCCAATCCCGCAGCGTGCTGGCTGCCTACTGCCACGTGAACTGCCGTCGCCGGGCCCGCTACTACCGCGAGCAAGGCCGGCCGATCCCACCCAAGGGTTCGCGCTGGACGCAGCCGATCCGCCCTGCAGTGGTGCAGCCCGAGATTCTGCCGGCAGCATCTGACGCATCCTCTCTGGAGGTGCGCGAGTGGCACGGCACGCCGATTCAGCGCCGGCCGGCCGATGGCTACGTGAACGCCACGGCCATGTGCAAGGCCAACGGCCGCGAGTGGTTCACCTATGCCCGATCGGAGCGCACCAAGGAGTACATCGCAGCCCTGGCGGCCGTACCGCAAATCTGCGGTACGGAACTGGTGCAGTCGATTCAAGGCGGCCAGCCCCATCTGCAGGGCACCTGGATCCATCCCCGCCTTGCCATCGACCTCGCCCGCTGGATCTCCCCGGCCTTCGCCGTCTGGATGGACGGTTGGTTCCTTGAATCCACCGCTCAACCCCAGCCCCAATACACCACACGCAAACTACCCACCTCACACACTCAGCTCATCGGCCCACCGCCATCCGTTGCGCAGCTCACTGCCTCGCTCCGCGACATTGCTGCTGAAACCGCTCACGCCGTTCAGTTTGAGCTCGAACTCCTCAACACC